TGCAAACAGCTAGACGTTCTATGAACATTATGTTAGCAGAGTGGGCAAATCGTGGCCTAAATCAATGGACAATTGAACAAAGAACACAAGCAGTTACTATAAATGATTCAGAGTATAGCTTAGATACAGATGTCATTGATATTTTGTCTTTGGTAGTGAGAAGAGCTGGCACTGACTTTTCAATGACAAGAATTAGCAGAGACACTTTTTTAAATTTGCCAAACAAAACTTCAACTGGCAGACCCACTCAATATTTTTTGGATAGACAAATTACACCAAATTTAAAGTTATATCCAACACCAGAGAATAGCACAGATGTAATAGTTTATGATGCTTTAACACGCATACAAGATGCAGATAGTGCCACCAACACAATGGAAATACCTTTTAGGTTTTATCCATGTCTTACTGCTGGTTTAGCCTATTATATAGCTATGAAAAAAGCACCTGATAGAATACAACTATTAAAAACAGTATATGAAGAAGAATTTGAAAGAGCTATGGCAGAAGATAGAGATAGGTCTGCTTTTAATGTTGCTCCAAAGTTAGATTATTATAGAGTTGGTTAATGGCTTTTGCTAGTGGTAAATATGCTTATAGAATTTCAGATAGGTCTGGATTTAGATATCGTTTGAAAGATACAAGAAAAGAATGGAATGGATCTATTGTAGGCAAAGATGAATATGAAGAAAAGCACCCACAATTAGAGCCTATTAGAACAAGACCTGATCCAGAAGCTATAAGAGATGCAAGACCAGATGTACAAGATGACAACAAGAAGTTCATTGTATATACTAATACTGGTTTAGGTAACATAGGAAGTTTGCTTACAACATTTAGTGCAACGGCTTCAGTTGGAACAGTTACAGTGAGCACATCATGAGTTTTACATACACAACATTAACGGCATCAATTCAAGAGTGGACACAAAATGACGAGTCTACATTTGTAGCAGAGATACCCTTTTTTATTCAAAATGCTGAAGAAAGAATATTTAAAGTAGTTGATTTAGACTATTTTAGAAAAAATGTAACTGGATCTATGACAAGTGATAATAAATTTTTACAAAAGCCAAGTGATTATTTGGCTAGTTTTTCTTTGTCATATGTAAATGCCAGTAATCAGAATGTTTTTTTATTGCAGAAAGATGTAAATTATATTCAAGAATTTAACCCAAATCCTAGTGATACTGGAAGCCCAAGATTTTATGCTTCTTTTGATGTTGATAATTTTATTGTGGCTCCCACTCCAAATTCAGACTATGCAGTAGAGTTGCATTATTTTTACAGACCAGCTTCTTTAACAACAGTTGATTCTGGAACAACTTGGATAAGCGAAAATGCACCAGATGCATTATTGTATGCAAGCTTGGTGGAGGCTTACACTTTTATGAAAGGTGAATCAGATTTAATACAACTTTATACTGCAAGATTTACAGAATCTATTAGTAGACTTAAATTATATGCTGAAGGTCAAGAAAACACTGATGCTTATAGGGAGGGACTAGTAAGAACCCCAAGACAATAGAAGGTAGCAAAATGAAAAAAAAATTAAAAAGTATAGCCATAGTTGGGCTAGGTAATAGTTGCTCAGAATATATAATGAGCAAGATTAGAAGCGAACAATTTGATGAAACGTGGGCTATTAATGCCATTTCATCGGTAATATATCATGACAAAGTTTTTATGTTAGATCCAGCGTCAAGATTTTTGGACACACCTAATGCTGGCAAACAAACTGATATAATGTCTCAAAGACTAAAGACAAAATTAAATATACCAATTTTTTCTTGTGAATTAGATAAAAGATGCCCAGATGTGGTTGAATATCCTTTACAAGAAGTTTTACAAAAAACTGGATATGCTTATTTAAATAACACTGTAGCTTATGCTATAGCTTATGCAATTTACAGAAAAGTGAAGGAAATACATCTTTTTGGTATTGATTTTACACATAAAAATGTTGCATTCGCAGAGGCTGGCAGAGGTTGTTGTGAGTTTTGGTTAGCCATTGCAACTACAAAAGGTATTAAAATAAATATAGCTCACAATTCATCTTTATTAGATACGAATGTTCCTGAAGACCAAAAGTTATATGGGTACCATAGATTAGATAACCCTTTGGTATCAACTGTATCCAAAGGAAGTTTAATGATAATGAGAAAATCTAAAAAAGAACCGCCAAATCCAATAGATTTACCTAATGTTATTGGTAGAGAAGATATACCTGGCGTAACTTATGAGGAGAAAAAAAATGTTTAATGTAGGTGTATCACAAGCTGGAAAAGTAAATGTCATGACATCAGATCAAGGCGGATTAACAAACGAACAAATAGCGGATTTGGCCGTTGATAAAATAGTCAGCATCTCCGACCAAGCTCCGCCACATATTAGACAACAAGCTAAACAATTCAGAGAACATCTCAAAAAAGTGCTATATCATTATCTGTTATTGGCAAGGAAGGAAGAACGTGGTACTATTATTCAGGCCTTGAGATCAAGTGGTCAAAAGGAAATGGCTGAATATATAAGGAGACTCTAATATGGCTATAGCACAAGCAATGTGTACTTCCTTCAAGAAAGAGTTATTAGAGGGTGTACACAATTTTAAAAATTCTGGTGGAGATACTTTTAAGTTAGCACTCTACGCAGAGGGAAGTGGTGGTAAATCATCTACAACTGCAACATTAGGAGCAACCACAACTGCATTCACTACAACTGGTGAAGTAGCGACGAGTGGTTCATATTCAACTGGTGGAGGTTCTTTAACAAGAGTAGATCCAACTACATCTGGCACAACTGCTTTTACAGATTTTGCTGATTTAAGTTTTACAACCGCAACTATAACCGCTATGGGAGCATTAATTTATAACAGTTCTGATAGTAACAAGGCAGTTGCTGTTTTAGATTTTACATCTAACAAAACATCAACATCTGGCACTTTTACAATTCAGTTTCCAACTGCTGATGCAAGTAATGCGATTATAAGGATAGCCTAAATGTCCTCCCTACAAGGTTGGGGTAGAGGCACTTGGGGTCAAGGTGCATGGAACGAACCTATTAATGTAGAGGTTACTGGCGTTGCTGGTACAACTGCTGTAGGAACTGCATCAGCATTACCAAGTATTACTGCAAGTGTAACTGGCGTATCTGCAACAACCTCAGTTGGTACAACTTCTATTTCAACGACCACTGGAGCACCAGTAACTACTGTTGTAGGTACAACAGCAGTTGATTCAGTAACAGTTGTAACAGATATAGCACAAAGTGTTACGTTAACAGGTTTACAAGCACAACAATCTAGTGTTGTCATAGTGCCACAATGTGTGGTATCTTTAACGGGAGTTAGTGCTACTGGTGGCACTGGAGAGGAACTAGTATATAGTTTAATAGTTCCAAATCAAACAGCTAACTGGCAAGAGGTCGCATAATGGCAAGTACATTTGTAAACAATTTAAGACTCGAAGAAATGGCTACTGGTGAACAATCAGGGCAATGGGGTACTAAAACTAACGCAAACTTAGAGCTCATAGGTGAAGCACTGGGTTTCGGCACAGAAGCAATAACGACTAATGCTAACACTCATGCAACGACAGTGGCAGATGCAACTTCTGATGCAGGGAGAGCAATATATATTACATACACTGGAGCTTTGGATTCTGATTGTACTATCACTATAGGTCCAGACACTATGAAACGAGTTCATATAATAAAAAATGCAACTACCGATAGTGGTAGTTCAGGTCCATATAATATTCTTATAAAACAAGGATCTGGTGGTGGTGCATCAGTTACCATACCAAACGGAGATACTAAAATTGTTTCATTAGATGGTGGTGGCAGTGGTGCTATAGTTACAGATGTTTTAGATTCACTAAGTGTAATTGATCTAAAAGTGCAAGATGATCTTACAGTAACAGATGATGCAACAATAGGTGGTGCATTAACTGTCTCTGGTTTAACTACAGCTGGTGCAAGTTTAGATTTAAATGGCACAGAATTAATACTTGATGCTGATGCCGATACATCTATTACGGCAGATACTGATGATCAAATAGATATAAAAATTGCTGGAGCGGATGATTTTAGATTCACTGCAAATACATTTACTGCTTTAAGTGGTAGTGGAGTTACAATACCTGATGGTGGTTTAACATTAGGAAGCACTGCTGTTACTTCGACTGCCGCAGAGTTAAATCAATTAGATGGCGTAACAGCGAAAACAGCGGGTAAAGAAACAATATGGGTTCCTGCAAATTCCATGTACCCAAACACAACAAACGGATGTGCCTCGATTACACAAGTTGAATTGTCTAACGGCCCAGAAATCAAAGTTTTAGATTTTGATGCAAGTTCAGATGAAAACGCACAATTTGCGATTGCGTTTCCTAAGTCTTGGAATGAAGGAACTGTTACATTCCAAGCGTATTTTACTGTGACTGGGACAAATACTGGCACAGTTGCGTGGGGTTTATCTGGTGTAGCAATTGCAGACGATGACTCAATTAACACTGCATTTGGAACAAATGTTGTTGCAACAGCAAAGGCACACAGTGGAACTTCAAACGATTTAAACGTGACTGCCGAGAGTGGTGCAGTGACAATAGCTGGTTCACCTGCGGCGGGTGAACAAGTATTTTTTCAAATTATGAGAGATGTATCAGCAGACAATCAAAGTGGAGATGCAAGACTTTTAGGGGTGAGATTGTTTTTCACAACTGATGCAGCTAATGATTCATAGGAGAGATTATGACTGGTTTTGGCTATAATATAAATGGATTTGGTGCTGGTGGAGTTTTGCCACCATATAATGCTGACCTTCTAATTGTAGGAGGTGGTGGTGGTGGAGCACCAGGAGCACCTGTAGGTCGTGCAGGAGGTGGAGGAGGTGGAGGTGGCTTCAGAACCTTCACTTGCCAAGAACTTGCTGCAGGAGAAACCTATGTTATTACTGTTGGGGCAGGAGGTGCAGGTGGTAGCCCAAATGCCAGTGGTGGAAATTCATCTATCGTAGGTGGTGGACTTTGTCTAGTATCTAATGGTGGTGGTAGAGGTGGTACTGCATATGAAAAATTACCACCAGAAGGTATTGATGACCCTTGTATGGATGGTGCATCTGGTGGAGGTGGTGGAGGGTCGAATGCCAACGTCCATATACCATTAGGTGGTTGTGGTAACTCTCCCCCTACAAATCCATCTCAAGGAAATAATGGTGGTCGAGGTGGTGGAGCAGACTGTTTTATAGCAGGAACTCAAGTTATGATGCACGAAGAAGGTAATAATGCACCACAATCTTTTAAAAATATAGAAGATGTAAAAGTTGGCGATAAGGTACATAGGTATGATTCAAAATCAAATGAGGTTTTAGAACTAAAAAATAATATGAGTACCAATGGTAGAAAACTCGTATCTATAAATCATAGTGAATATTTCTTTACAGAAGACCACCCACTCAAAACCACTGATGGTTGGAAATCAGTTAACTCTAAAATGTCGAATCAAAATTATAAGGGAACTTTTAAAATTAGTCCTTATACTATGAATATTGGTGAGGTAGGGCAATTACAAATAGGCGATACGATCATAGGTCATAATGGCAATAATACTGTTGTAACTGCAATAGCAACAAAAGAAGTGCCAGATAACACACCCATTTACAATTTTGCTCTTGATGGAGACCATGAGTACTTTGCAAATGGCTTCTTAGTCCACAACAAGGGTGGTGGAGGAGGAGGCGGTGGAGGCGCTGGTGCAGTAGGATCAAATGGTGCTGGAAACGGTCCCGGTGGAAGTGGGGGAGCAGGTTCTGCCAATGATTACTCAACAGGTTCACCCGTCACATATGCGGCAGGTAGACCCGGTGGTCCTTTTTCAGGAAGTGGTGCTGGTACAGCAGGTACTGCTAATCTTGGTCAAGGTGGTGGAGGCGGAGGTGCTACTTCTGGTGCAGGAGCGGCAGGTGGCTCTGGATTTGTTGTTATAAGATATGATACATCACAAGCAGGTGCGGCAGGAGCATCTGGAGGTAATTCAACTAACACTTATTGCTCTGGTTGTGTAAGTTATAAATCACATAGATTTACATCGTCTGGTTGTTATACTGCATAGGAATATAAATGGCACATTTTGCATTATTAGATGAAAATAACAAAGTAATAAATGTTATCGTAGTTGCAAACGAATATATGTTAGATAAAGATGGTAATGAATCAGAAGCCATTGGTAAGTCATGGTGCGAAAAACATTGGTATAGAAGAACTAAATCCGTAGGTTCTAACTGGGTTCAGACATCTTATAATACCTATGGTGGCAAATATTATAATGCTGATGGTACATTGGCGGATGACCAAACAAAAGCCCTTCGTAAAAACTATGCTGTTATTGATGGTTACTATGACCCAGATAGAGATGCTTTTTTACCAAATCCAAATATCTTTAGGGGTTGGGTATTAAACGAAACAACTTGTCAATATGAACCACCAACACCAGACCCAACAAATGGAACTGACTTATATCTATGGGATAATGAGACAGAAGACTGGGTTCTTGCCACTTAAAATATAATTTTACTATTGTAATTTAATATTCTTCTTATAAAATCAATAAAGTTAAGAAGGTAGAGGTTATAATGGAAAAAGATGTTCTAGATGCATCCCCATATTTTCAATCACATGTATACACAGTAAATAAGCCAGAGTGGGTCTCAGATATTGATAAGGCTTGTGACATTCACATCGAGAGAGCAAAGGGTAATAAAGAAGAATACTTAAAGCACAGACGAGAAGCATGGGGAGAAAAACTTTGGAAAGAAAAAGGCGATTTTGGTACAGTTTATCATTCTGATTCAAGATTATTAGAAGACCCAAAACTTAATCACTTTGTTGATTATTGTGGCACGACAGCTTGTCAAATATTAGATAGTCAAGGTTTTGATATATCTGAACATACACCATTTTTTACTAGTATGTGGGTGCAAGAATTTCCTAAATTTGGTGGTGGTTTCCATAACACACATATACATGAAAATGACCACATATCTGGATTTTATTACTTAAGATGTAGTGAGAGAACTTCTTTGCCAGTATTCCATGACCCTAGACCTGGAGCTATACAAAGTGCTTTACCAGAAAAAGATAGCTCTAAAATTACATATGCATCTAAATCAATACATTACAATCCAAAGCCAGGCACATTAATATTTTTTAACTCATACATGCCTCATGAATATAAATTAGATGCTGGGATAGATGATTTTAGATTTATACATTTTAATATACAATTTATAAAAAACGATATAGTTCAGTTTTGTAAAAATTTATAATGTCTTTTCAAAAAAATAAATACATAGTTATTAGAAACATCTTATCCAAAGATATTGTTGATTTGGCTCATAGATACATCATGAGAAAAAAACAAGTATACGATTTGTTAGCAGATAACAAAATTGTATCGCCAGTAACAAATTACAATTACTGGAGTAGTCCTGACCCTCAAGTAGCAAATGCACATTACTCATCTTATGGGGATGTATTAATTGATACATTGCTTGAAAATTTAAAACCAAAAATAGAAAAGAAAACAGATTTAGAATTAATCGAAAACTACACCTTCACACGAATTTACAAAAATGGAAATAAATTAACAAGACATATAGATAGGGATAGTTGTGAAATATCTGGAACATTAAATTTAGGTGGAGATAATTGGTCTATATTTTTAGACCCTACAGGTGGCAAAAATAAAGAAGGAATATCAATAGATTTAAATCCTGGCGATATCTTAATATACAGAGGTTCTGAATTAGAACATTGGAGAGAAACATTTACTGGAACATCTTGTGTTCAGAGCTTTTTTCATTATCACGATAAAAATGGTAAACTTAAAAATAAAGCTAAATATGATGATAGAAAAATGCTAGGTATCCCAATGTGTTCTGGTGTTGACATGATTTAGGGAGGAAACATGAAAAGCTATGATGCACCACCATATGAAAGTGAAACATTACAATCATTTAATCTACCAAACTTTGGCATAATTCAATGTAAACTTAATGATGATTTTGTTAAATATTTATGGGAAATAATTGATATTGCCAAGCAAAATGGAGTACCTAATCCATATGAAGGTGGTAATGAAAATCTTAAAGGTTTACCAGTTTCACTTAAACTTAATGATAAAGATAATTATTTTTTAAAAATTCTACCAGATTATGTAACAAAATATAAAGATTCATTTGGCGAGACATTCTGGACAGATAATGAAGGTAAGGTAGAAACAGAATTTAGATTAAATGATGTATGGGTAAATTTTCAAAAAGAACATCAGTTTAATGCTGCACATACTCATGCAGGTATTTATAGTTTTGTTATTTGGCTCAAGTGTCCAGCACCATCAACATTTCAGTTTACCTACCCAACAACAATAGGTGGATTAAATCATTTATCATATACCACAGACTCATCTTATGAAAATATGATGGTCTTTTTTCCTGCACAACTTTTACATCAAGTATATCCTTTTTATGAAAGCGATGAGGTTAGAGTTAGTGTAGCAGGTAATATAGGGGTTTTTAAAAAATGACCATAAGACTGATACAGAAGCCTAATAATATACAAAAACCAACTGAAGAAGAAAATGGGTTATGGTGTTGGTATAATGAAATAGATAAAGATACTTGTAATAAGATTATTATGTCAGCTAATAATACTTGGCAAGTTGGTAAAGTAGGTATGCATGGTAATGGTCGTGAAGTATCTAAACAAAGAATAACAGATATACATTTTAATAATGAACAATGGATATATGATTTAGCAGAACCTTATATGAGGCAAGCAAATAAAAACGCAGGTTGGAATTTTGATATTAGTGGTATGGAGTCGTATCAAATAGGCAGATACACAGCAGATAGTTCTGGTCATTATGATTGGCATAAAGATAGTATGGGCACATGGAATAGTATTTATAACGTAGAAAATCCCAATTTGCATGGTAAAACAAGAAAAATATCAATGAGTTTATTACTTAATGATGATTACGAAGGTGGCAAATTAGAGATTTGGGGATTTAATCAAAATGCACATAAACAAGGAAGTATAATATTCTTTCCATCTTATATGCCACATAGAGTTACACCAGTTACAAAGGGTGTTAGATATTCTTTAGTTATTTGGTTTTTAGGAGCACCTTTTAAATGATTGATGTAAAAGATGATTATCTACCTAAAGTGATTATACATGATTTAGAATATTGTATGCTAGGTAACAATTTTGCTTGGTTTTTACAAGACGATTATTTTGTGCATAATTTTTGGAAAAACAATGACTTTTCTAATCGCTACAATGACATTTGTCGTTCATGGATGGATATGTATATAAAACCATCGGCATTAATTGATGTTAAAGGTTTATTATATAAAAAGTCACAAAGATTAAAATCATATAAAATTAATTCAAAATATAAAAAATCTCATACTTCTGTTTTGTATATAAATAATAATAACGGGTGTACAAAATTTGAAGATGGAACTATAATAGAAAGTATTAGAAACAGAATAATAACATTTCCTGCTAATTTAAATTATGCAGAAACGAATTGTAAAGATGAAGATTTTAGATGTGTTATTACTATAAACTATTATAAAGAGATGAAATAATGGTCAAGCTAAAAGAAGTTAAAGCACATATATATGATTTTATTAATGAGGCCTAATCGTGCCAATAACGTCTTTAAAATTCAGACCTGGAATAAATAAAGAGACAACTTCTTACTCAAACAAAGGTGGATGGAACGATTGCGATAAAATTCGTTTTCGTTTTGGATTTCCAGAAAAACTTGGTGGTTGGGAAAAATATAGTAATTCTACCTTTTTGGGAACTTCAAGAACTTTACATTCTTGGGCAAATCTTGAAGGTGACAAATACCTTGGATTAGGTACAGAAATTAAGTTTTATATTGAACAGTCTGAGGGATACAATGACATCACGCCACTTAGAAGAAAGGTCGTGAATGGAGAAGTTGTTTTTGACATAAACGGAAACACAATTCAATTTGCTGTTACAGGTGAAGATGGAACTGGCAGCATTGGAACAGTTGTTATAGAGTCAGCTTACGAAGTAAAATCAACTAACCCAGAAAATAATTTGAGAATATTAGGAACTACAGGTCTTGGAACGGTAACTATAAACACTCCTCCGTCTTCTGCAAATTTATTTGGAACTGGAACAGTAGGGAATGTAACTGTATCTATTACTAATGAATCAACAGTTATAGTGGGTGATTAAAATATGGCAATAACATTCACAACGGCAACCGACAGCACTAGTGTAACTGTAAACGACGCAGATCATGGAGCTATTTCTGGTGACTTTGTGACTTTTAGCAATGCAAACACAGGTAACACTACTTTAAACACTCAATTGAATAATGAGTTTTCTATAACATCAATTACAAATACTAACAGTTATGTGATAACTTTAAGCGATAATGCAGCCGCAGCCTTGTCTAGTTCGGGATCAGCGGATGCAGAGTATCAATTAAATATTGGCATAAATACTGTTGTGCCTGGATCTGGGTGGGGAGCAGGTACATGGGGTGCAGATGGATGGGGTTCGGCTTCTTCAGATGTTGTAGGTGGTGGTACATTACGTTTATGGTCACAAGATAATTTTGGTGAAGATTTAATTTTTAACGAAAAAGACGGCTTTGTTTTTTATTGGGATAAAACTCTTGGACTTAATGTAAGAGCAAAAAATTTAATTGAATTATCTGATGCAGCACCAACTAAATCAATAAAAGTTATTGTGTCTGAAAGAGATCGTCATGTAATTTGTTTTGGTGCAAATCCTTTAGGACAAAGCACCCAAGATAAATTGTTAATAAGGTTTAGCACACAGGAAAATCCATTTCAATGGATACCAAGTGCGACTAATACGGCAGGTGATTTAAGAATAGGTTCTGGTTCTGAAATTATTACGGCTGTTAAAACAAGGAGAGAGATGATTGTTTTAACAGATACATCTGTTCATAGCATGCAATTTATAGGTCCACCTTTTACTTTTGGAATAAACCAGCTTGCCAGTGCCATTACTGTTCGTGGTTTCAATAGTGCCGTTGCAGTGGGTGATGCTGTGATGTGGATGGGTTATGATAGATTTTATATTTATGATGGTCGTGTTCAAGTTATACCATGTTCTGTAAGAGACCATGTGTTTCAAGACTTTAATGAAACACAATCAGACAAAGTGTATGTGGGTGTAAATTCAGCTTTTGGTGAAGTGTTTTGGTTCTATCCGTCAGCTACAAACGCAATATCTAATGGTGGAAATGGTGAAAACGACAAATATGTTGTTTATAACTATGATCAGAAAATCTGGTATGTTGGCAATCTTGCAAGAAGTTCTTGGATAGATAGAGGTGTTTATCAATATCCTTTAGCAACAGATTCTAACCTTGTGTATAACCATGAAAAAGGTAACGATAATGATGGCAC